CTGTCCACGACGCTGATGTCCAGCGACGTTTCGGTGTTGGCCAGGATTTGGTCCAGGATTGCTTTGTTGTCGAAGTACGTTCGCAGCGTGCCAGTGACACCGACTTCGCCGACACCGATGCCGGCAGCGCCGAACACGCCGACCGCTTCCTGGCGGCGCAGGTTGTTGGTCAGGTCGATGCTGGCTTCCAGCACGAAATTGACGCCAGCGGTGTCAATCGGGTCCACACCGCGGCCCAGGCGGCCCACGTTGCTGCTGGTGTTATAAACGGGATTTGTGGCTGCTGCGGCGTCAATGGGTGCCGTTTCGTACAGTGCCGGCGCAATGGTGCCCACGTGCGCGTTGCCCGTTTCCACCTGGACGGCGCTGGAAAACCCGAAAAACGTCACCGCGCCGGTCATAATCGACTGCGGTGCCAGGGCGATCGAAAAATTGTTCAGGGCCATGCCCAGGAACAGTTCGCGCAACACTTCCACCTGGTCTTCGAATCGGCGTTCCAGTGCGAACTGGTGGGCTGTCACGGCCTGGGCACCATTTTCCACGTGGTCGCCGAAATAGATTTCCACGCGTTCGGCTGCTGCGGCGCCCAAAACCATGCCGGTTTGCGCGGCGAATGTCAGGGTGCGCGCCGTGGTGTCGATGGCTTTGATGCGCGCCCACACGTTGTTGCCGGCTTCCGCTGTTGGCCAGCGTGCCATTTTCACCCACATGCCAATGGTCAGCAGGGTGTCCACGTTGCCGCCGCGGGCATTGTCGAACATGGTGTTGTTGTTGGCGACCGTCAGCACGATTTCACCGGATGCCGGCGCTGCCATCGTGATGTCACCGACTGCACCAGGAATCAGGCCGCACACTGAAAGTTTGGTTTCAGCGCCGGACGTCCAGGCAGCCAGCACGGCATTGGTGCCCGCGGTATGTGGCACGACCGTCAGCAAATCGACGGTGATGACCGTCAGTTCATAGACGCCATCGCCCTGGTCGCCTGTTGCCAGGTCATCCAGTCGCAGGATGTGCCCGACTTCGTAGTCGTCGCCTTCGCCGGCAGCCAGTTGGATTTGCCCGGCTGCGAACGACACGATGTCCGTGGCGCCCAGGTTGAATTTGTTTTGCGAATACAGCGACATCATTGCCGATTCGATCAGCAGGTCGAACGCACCGAATGACATTTCGAAATTCGTGTCGCCGCCGGCTTCGCCGCCCACCAGGATCAGGTCGCTGGTTTGTCGATCGCTGCGGATTTCTTCCGACACCACTGTGGTCGGTGTGAATGCCAGCCCAGGCGCCCCGGTATAACGCAGCGCGGTCAGCGTCAATTGTGGGTTCAGGATTGGCGCCGATTTTGCCGGTGACCTGGCAATGCGGACGCCTACGCGATTAGTGTCAGACATGAGACTTTCCCCTTTGAATGGTCAGCATCACGCCGTCCTGATTAGATCATAGTGACTTTCGGCTGTGCAGTTCACCTGATTCCAGCCATTCACGACACCGTTGTCCTGTGCGCCTGGATTTTCGACCGAAATGCCGGCCACGTCCACCGTTTCCAAAAAATCCATCACGACTTCGACCAGCGCCAAACGCCTGCTGGCCAGTTCGCCTTTGCGCACATAGATGACGGCCGTGATGATAGCGAACCGGCGGATGAACCGCGAATTGCCTGCGCCCAGGGCCGCATGTTCTCCCGTTTCGTGGTTGTAACCGAACCGCACGAAGTCAGTGACGGCGCTGGTGTCAAAGTCTTCCGTATCCCAGGCGATGTTCGCAGCCAGTTCGCCGGCAGCGATCCAATGCGCCAGAAACGCCGCATTCATTGCGTCGATCTGAATTTCGGCGGTGGTAGTTGCGCCAGCCATCAGGGCAAATCCTTGCGTTCATTTCGCGCAATGTTGCGCCCAACCATGACCGCCGTTTCGATGAAACTGGTGGGCGCCTGGGTGCTGTGGCCATCGTTCAAAAGGCCAATATATGGGACGTTGTTCTGGATGACGATGCGGCGCGTGGACGGTTTGACACGTTCGATTTGCGCACGACCTGCTGCCAGCGATTCCTGGCTGGCTGCATTTTTGCCAGGTCCGCGGCCTTCGACACCGCGCACGCCCTGGATGGTTGCGCCCAGGGACACCTGCCAGTTCCGCCTGGCGTGGCCGCCCACGTAGCCTTCCGGCGCTGATGTCGGGTTTTGCCACAGGGTCGGATTGCCGACTGGCGTGGCGACTACAACAGACGACAGGATCGCCACCGCCACGCGCTGGATGTCTTCGCCGATTTCTTCGTCGATGCGTTCGATAATTTCCAGCGTGTTGTATGTTTTCACGGCCATCAGGCACCTGCCTGGCGCACTTGCGCGAACCACACGAACGAACTGTTGCCTGGTTTGGATTCGATCGCGACGACAATGGCCCACTGGCTGCTGCCGTCCACGATGATGTCCGCGGACGTGACTTTGCGGCCGGCTGGCGTCAGTGACGTCGATGCGATGATCGCCAGCGAATCGCCCAACTGGATCGCGGTGCCCTGGACCAATTCTTTTTTCAGGTCGATGAACACCGCTTTGACGGTTTGGCTGGCGCCCTTCGCCGCTTTGCCTTTCCACGGTTCAGTCGGGCTGACGTTCGTGGTGCCAGGTCCGACCAGGGAAACATCGCGCCCGAATTCGGCGACCAGTTCCTGGGCGACACCTTGCAGTTCCAGTTCGTCAGCAGCAGACATGTCAGGCCCGCAGCAGCGTGCGGGACGCCGCAGTGATGTATTCGCGCAGCACGCCTTCGGCCCGCGGATAGCGTCGGAACAACACCGGCCCACTGCTTGCGCTGGCGAATTCGGTTTCCTTTGACACCGCGCCTTCCACGCGGACTTTCAATTTGCTGATGGACTTGCCGCTGGCGTCATAGGTTGGGTTCGGATTGATGCCGTTGCCGGCAGCGATCAGGGCATATTCCGCGCACGCCTGCGCGATGGCGGCCGGTATAGCTGTGGATGCGATCACTGCTCCCGATGGCAATTTCAGGCCGTCGCGTGGCCAGTCCAATGCCTGGGTGTCCTGCGTGGCTTCCGCCAGTTCGCCCAACCACCGGCAGCGATAGGTTTGATCCATGAACTGCGTGGCCACGATCAGCGCCGCCAGGCGGTCCTGGGTGCCGAATGCGGCCCATTCATCCTTCCGCCCGGTCAGTTCCATGTAGGCTTTGGCGCCGGCGTCGTCTTCGTATGAATTGGCGTTCGCCAGCCCGGTGCCGTCTTCCTTCGTCAGTGTGATCGCCATGTCGTTCGCCTATGCCTTGTTGATGTCCTGCTGGACTGTGAATTTGCCCGCCAGCAGCAGGGTGATGCGCTCGCCAGCAGCATCGTCCACCTGGAAATCATAGAAATAATCGCCGGGCACGTAGGCGTCCGAAATGACTTTCCGGGCCGCGACGTTCACGCCAGCCGGCTGAAATTCCACGATGCCATTGGTGGCCGGCGCCACGATCGTGACCGGCATCCTGAACTGTTCGTTGGCTGCGGTGGCTGGTTCGTCTTCGCTGTTGACCACGATTTCCATGTTGACCAGGCCAGTCAAGTCGAACGCTGCGCCGGCTTTCGTCAGCGTCATCTGTTTCGCCACCGTGTCGCCGCGGGTGTAGGTTATATCCGGGCCTTTGCCTGCCATTATCCGCACTCCACATCAGGTTCGATTGTCGCCACCAGGTCCGCTTCCAAAACGCCCACCAGGTCGGCTTCCACTTCCGCATCCAGGTCGTCGATGACCAGGCGCGTGCCAGTGTTCACCGTGGCCGGCGCGAAAAGCAAATATCCGCCCAGGGTGATCATTCTTTCAAACTCGTATCGACGCCGACCAGGCTGCCGATTTCGTTTTTGGCAGGGATCAGGTCGGTGGTCGTGCCGCGCCGGTATCGGTGCAACAGGCTGCCGGCATTGTCGAACACTTCGTCCGCTTCCAGCATGTCCCTGGACTGTTCGATGTCCAGGTCGAACTGGCCGCGCCAGTAGCGCACATCGACCTGGCTGGCTGCGATCGGGTCCGCGTCGATCAGGAACGCGTACCGCAGGCCATTGACTGCCGCGAACGTGAACGTGTACAGGCCGCGGGTCGTCCTGTCCGTCATCGCTGAATCCACAATCACTTCGGCGCCGGTGTCCAGTCGCTGGATGGTGATGGTGGGCGCCGTGGCCAGGGCGTTCACTGGCGCGTTGGTTTTCAGCAGATTGACGGAAATTTCCATGATTTAGTCCGGCGGATTCTGGTGGATTGGCGCCTGCATCAGCGCAGGCATCACGCGGTTGACTTTTTCCCACGGCAATGATTTCAGGATTTCCACCACGTCCTGCATGGTCGAAGGCGGCACCAGGTGCCACATCGGTCGGTTCGGGTCCAGTGGCGCACGCGTGACAGGTGCGGCAGCCGCAGCGGCGGCAATGGCACCTTTCTGTTGATCGGCGTGTGCGTCGATTTGCTTTGTTTTCGCGTTCATTTTCTGACCCTCACAGTCCAAAGTTATGCGGCGTCAGCCGCGATGCGTGCAAGTGTATCCCCATTTTCAAAAACCATCCGGGTCGCCGGTGATCGCCTGAATGGCCGATCTGATGCGCTGTTTTCGTTCGCGCAGACGTTCTTTCGATCCGAGCATTTCGTCTTTGACCAGGCGGCCGACCGTGCCGGACGGTTCGGCGTCGATCAATACGGTGAAACGGTCGATGGCGGCGTCAATGTTGTCGCGTTCATCCCGCAGTTCGATCAGCACCGCGGATTCGATGGCCGGCACGGATTCAGCCAGGCCGGTGATGTTCACCTGCAAGGCGTCCCACAGTTCCAGGGCCACGGCACTGCCCAGGGCCACAATTTGGTTTCGCCATTGCGCGTATGTGTCGGCATTGGTTTGGCCCAGGCGGTTGTATTCCACGGCCAGCGAGTCGATCCAGGCGACTGCCTGGGCGTTGGTGAAATTCGAAACCAGCACCGTGCGAATGGCATCAGCGAAATCGCCTTTGTTCAGGGCGTTGTCCAACAGCACGGCGTCCACGCCGGCTTCGTATGCGTCACGAATTGTCATTATGCGAACCTCACGGAAACCAACAGCACCCGATTCGCCGCCGGCAATGCGCCGCTGGCCGAAATCGTGCCGTTTATTGTGAACCAGCCGGTGTTGTCCACCGTGCTGGTGATGGACATGACCAGGAACGCGGAACTGCTGCCACTTTCCTGGATGTAAATTTGATCACCGGACGCCAGGGCCGCCAGGATGTTTTGCGCATCGCCGCCGGCGTCAGTGAACTGGTCAACATATAGGGCCGTGACGCTGGCCGGCGTTGCGTTGTTGAATCGCAGGGCGCCGGCGCCTGGATCGGCTGCGCCGGTGGCGGTCCTGAATTTCCAGTTGCCCGAAATCAGGCCGGCATTCGTCACCCTTTCGATGATGCGCCACCTGTCCGTGCCGGCGTCGTCATACCAAATTTCGACCGTTTCACCAGGCTGCAAAACGATGTTCTGGCCGTTGGACGATGCGAAACGGTTGGCCGCCAGGCTGGCAGCGTCCTGGTCGGTCAGGGTGATGTTGAACGCGCCGATGTTCACCAGGCGGATGGTGTCGCCGTCCTGGCCGAATCCGAACGCGACGTCGATGCCGGTGATGTTGTAGTCGGCATCCGTGTCCAGCCGGACAATCGTGCGCTGGTTGTTGTTGGCCGCCAACTGATAATTGTTCTGATTCGCCGTGATTTGCGCCGGCGATTCGCTGCCCAGGTTCACGCGGCCGTCGATGCGGGCGCGACCATTGACACGCAATGCCTGCACGCGTGTGGCGCCGAATGATGGCATTTGCGCCACGTATAGGTTGGACAGGTCGTCGATGGTGCCGCCCGACAGCAACACCGCCGGGCTGTTGATTTTGAACGCCTGCAAATCATTGACCGTTTGGCCATTGACGTCGATGCTGCCGCTGGCAGTCCACAGCACATCCGAGTATTCGCCGCCGATCTGCACCTGGCGCAAATTCGCGCCCGCGAACTGCACGAACCAATTGTTGGAATTCGGTGTGGGCGCCGTGCCGCCGAACACGACCGCGTTGACATTGAACCCCAGGCCGATGTCCAGGGCGCCGCCGTCATCCTGTTCGAATGTCCATTCGTCGGCGGCGGTCGGTCGCAAATATAGCGGGTTTGCCGCCAGGCCGAACTGCGTGGAAAACAGAAACGCGGACTGCGCAGTGTCCCAACCGATGGCGATGTCGGCGGCTGCGCTGGTGGCGCCCAATTTCAGGAACACGTTGTCGTTCAGGTGGACGTGGCCGCCGAAATCGGATTGCGCCGTGCCCGTATGATTGATAAACAAGCCGGAATTCATCGCGGAATTGATGCCGCGCAGCGTGGTGATGCCAGCGGCGGGGATGTTTGGAATGTCCAAACAGTTAAGCGTGCCGATCGTACCACCTGCTATCAGGCCCGGCGATCTGGCCGCGAAATAATTGACCGCTGTGATCGACGCCGTGCCAACCGTGGCATCCACGGAACAAAACGCGAAAAATGTTTCGTGCGATGCGAGCGTGAAATTTCCAGCCAGGTTCGGGCCTACGCGTAGTTGCGATCGCACGGCATTTTGCTGGCTGCCGGTTCTGGACCCGCCAAGTGAGCCGGTTCGCAATACCGGCTGGTTGATCATGGTGTATATCGGGCCAGTGTTCGCGCCCTGGCACGTGACGGTGGTGCCCTGATTGAACAGCGACTGCGTGTTGAACAGGTTGCCCTGTTCGGTCAGGATTAGTTCGCCGCGCCAATCCACAAAGTTTGGCGCGGTGTCGTTGCCGATTCCGCCGCCGCCTGGCACGATGCTGTTTATCGTGCTGCCCCACAACAAACACGCATTGCCCACCTGGGTGCGCGTTCGTCCGTCCGGGTAAAATTCCACGCTACCGTAGCCGTCCACCACTTCGTTGATCGCCAGCAAACGGTTGCCCAATGCCTGGCCATAGTTGATTTGCAGCGGCTGGACATTCAGGAACGCCGTGCCGGCACCGTCTTCCAGCACCACCATCGCGCCAATGGGCGCCGCGTTGTCGCGGATGGTGAACGGTTCGGCAGGCGCCAGCGTGATGTGCAGGGCGCCGCCTGTTGCGGCATACGCCTGCTGCACGTTCACCGCGTGCGGGTTTGCCATGCTGGCCAGGTGGGCATCCAGGGCTGCGTGGCTGTTCACGCCGATGTTGGCGATGGCCGTGTGGTCAATACTGGCCTGCGTGAAATGGATGCTGGCGTCGGCGATGTGGTTGGCCGAATTCGTCAGCGCCGTGTCGATCTGCGGGTGCGTGTTCACGCCGATGTTGGTCAGCAGCGTGTGATCGGTCACGCTGATGTTAGGAACGATGGTCCAATTGCCGGCGAAAATTGTGGTGGACGGTGTATTGACCACCGCGACCAGGATGTCGCCGACAATGAACGGTTGGCTGTCCACTGTGCCGGCCACGGTCGTGTTGAACCAGTCGCCCTGGTTCAGTGCTGCCGGGAACACGCCGCCGGATGCGTCGAACGGCCCAACATATTCGCCAAAACTCTGCACTGTTTCCAGCGTCCAGCCCAGGCTGTTGCGCACGTAGCTGCTGCCGTTGTTGGGTGCGTCAGCCCAATGGATCGTTGTGTCCGCGATGTGCGTGGCGAACGAACCGGCCAGGGCCGTGATCGCGGCCTGGTTGGCTGCGATTTGGCTGGCGTCCAGCAGTGGCGTGGCGTTGACGCTGCCCACGATCAGTTCCGGCAGTTGATGACGCCGCGGCCCATTGGGTTACCGCGTCCGTCGATCAGTTCGATGTATTCCACACCAGTGAACCCGGTGGTGATGCTGGCTTCCACCAGGGCATTGGCTGCCACGTTGCCCAGGGCCGTGAATCCTGGGCCTGTCGCGATCACGCCGACATTGACACCGGCCACGCGCAATTGAATCACGCCCAGGCCGTTGGACTTCCTTGCCTGGATGCCGGTGATGGCGGTTTTGGAACGCACGCCGGCGAACACCTGTCCGGTGAACAGTGCGGGTTTGGTGTCACCCTGCCACGAAACCACCGCACGCCGTTGTTTTGTGTTTTGGCGGCGGTAATAGGCGGCGCGGTCCTGCGCAGCCACGGCGGACTATTCCTTCGGGTCGGCGTCAGCGTCGGCTGGCGACTTGCGTTTGCCGCCACCGATTGCCTGGTCCAGCGGTGATTTGCCGGCCCCGATGGCCAACATTTTCAAACGGTCGCGCACGCGGCGTTCGCGGTTCTCCGTGGTCCGGGCCTGCACCTGGCGCAGTCGTTCGATGAACGTCATGCCATCAGGTTCGGAAACCGGGTTTGCCAGCACTTGCTGTTCGTCAACCAGGACGCGTTTGGCCGCTTCCAGTTCAGCCAGTTCGTCGCGGATTTCATCCAGGCGTGCACGCGTTGCCAGGCGCAATTCGATTTTCGCTTTGGCTTCGTCGGACAGTTCTGCCGGCTGCAATGGTTCAGGCGGTTCCGGTCGGTTGGCTTTGGCTGCTGCCAGGTGCGCCGCATTGGCCGATGGTTCGGCGTCCGGCTTGCTGTCCTGTTTCTGCCTTTCGGTGGCTGGTGCGCCTTCCACGATGTCCGGCTTGTCATCCGCTGCATCGGGATCGCTGGACGGTTCCGGTGCCGGCGGTGGTGCCGGCGGTGGATTGTCCGCTGCTGCGGCATTCGCTGCCGCTTCGATGTCGTCAGCCGGTGCGGCTGCCGCTGTTGCCTTTTTCTTCGCCATAACGGTGTCCCTTTGGTTGGAAAAACCCGGCGGATCGCCCGCCGGGTTCTCGGTTTGGCTGTTGCTTAGGCTTCGGTCGTGCGCAGCCGGGCAATTTTGATTTGCTTACGTTCGGGAAATACGCGATTCCAGGACGTTGCTGCTGCCAGGTTGTTCGCCGTTGCGGCATTGGACGGTCCACCGTTCGCTGCCGTGCCGATGTAGGCATGGCCAGCAGGGTGCAGAATCCACTGCACGCGACTGGTCAGTGTTTCCGTGCCGGCGCCATTGCCCTGCAATGGGATGCGGTCGGTTTCCACTGGCACTTTCGGCGTGCCAACACCCAACTGAATCGCACCAGGTCCGAAAATCCACGAATCATAGTCCTGGGTCGAAACCGGCAGGCCATCGTCGATAATCACTTCCAGGTCGCCGAACCGGGCGATGCGCGTGTCGTTGTCGCTGTCCCGAATGAAATCAATCAGGTTGTTTTTGCGCATTTTCGCGTACACGACCGAATGCACCATCAGCATCGAAAAGTCTTCCAGGCTGTCGCCGGCTGTGGCCACTGAGTCGATCAGGGCTTCCGCACTGAAATCAGTGACGCCAGCAGTGAACGCGCCGGTGATGTCGTTGGTGTAGTCGCCCGCATCGTTCGCGGTGTTGTCTGCGAAAACTCCATTCATGGTTGCAACGAATGCCGCCTGGGCGCGTCGTGACCAATAGGTCGCGACTTTGTTGGCGATTGCTGTGGCTGGATCGGAACCGGCCAGGGCTGCCGACAGGTCGGCCGTTTTCCATGACTGGTTGCGTGACAGCCGGACCTGCACTTCCTGGTTCGACGTCAGTTTGAACGGAACGGACGGCGTTTCTGAATCGTCGCCAACCAGGTCGGCATCATCCGCCAGGTCGTTCCATGATGGTGAATTGAAAGTCAGGCCGCCGCCTGCCAGGTCGCCATCCATTTGTCCATTGCGAACCGCGGCGCCCGACTGAATCAGCCGGCTTTTTTGTTCCGTGGTCAGTTGAACGTATGGGACGAAAATTTCCGGGACTACTACGTCCGCGATCTGAACTAATGCCATGAGGATTTCCCCTTTGTGTGAAAAAAGGCACCCTCACGGCGCTGACGTTTCGGATATTACTACTTTTTCGGGCGCGGTCCACCGATTGATGTGCCTGCGACTTTGGCCAGGCGTTCGGCTTCGGGTCGGTCACTGCGTGTCAGTGCGCCCTGTTTCGTCATGTTCCAGCCGTCATGGCTGAACGGATTGTCGGCGCCGCCACCGCCGCCGCCAGTCCCACCAGGGCCTGCACCACTGCCCTGGCTGTCAGGCCAGAAATGCGCCCAATCGGCCGATCGTTTGATGGCGGCCATGAAACCTTCCGGCACAGTGTTCGGCGTCACGCCTGGCACGGTCACGCCTTCCAGTTTTGTCACCACTTTGCCGTCAGCAGCCATTTCGAAATTTTGCGCAATCAGTTGCACCATTTGATCCACAGCAGCCGGTCGGACGCCGGCTTTGGTTGCTGCCACGGATAGCGCGTTTTTGATTGTTGTGGTGATCGCGGTTTTTTTCGCTTCGCTGCCGACAGTTTCGGCGGTTTTCAGTTTTTCAGCGGTTGCGGCCAGTTCGCGTTCCAGGTCATGCACACGTGCAGCCAGCGCAGTGTCATCACCCGGTTTGTCGCCTGGTTTGCGGCCGTCGCCGTTGCCAGGTGCCAATTTCGTCACCGCGTCAGTGATTGCTGCGGTGATTTCTTCGCGTGTCATGCCGGTCTGTTTGACAGCTTTCAAATCGCCGGCGGCATCGGCCAGGCGTGCTTTCAGCGCGGTCTGGTAGTTGGTGAAATCGGCTTCGGTCTTCAATCCCGCAAGTCGCAACACCGCTTTGCCGTCTTTTTCAAAATACAGTGCAGCCAGGTCGGCAGGCACATCGGTCAGTTTTTCGTAGCTGTCAGCCAGTTCCACTTTTTGGGTTCTCCGTCACGGATGAATGCGGGCATCGCGCCCGCTGCCGGGATACTAAACCCCGCGCCGCGCCGTTTGCAACATCGTCACAGGCCAGGAACCAGGTTTGCAGTGATGCCTGCCGCATTGAATGCGGCACGTTCACGTTGCCACAATTCCGGCAGCGTGTAGGTGCGGCCACTGCTATCGACGAAACGGTCCAGCGTCAGCCCGCCTTTGCGAAACAATTGGCCTTTGGTGACGCCCAGGACTTCGTTTTGAAATGCCACGTTCTGATTCGCCAAAAATTGCGCATAGGTTGTTTCCGCCGGCACCTGGCCAACCAGTTTTTCAACAGCGCGGCGGCGCGCAGGCCCGCGCAGTCCGCGCAGGTTGGCTTCGGTTGCGGCATTCGACGGCCGGCTGCCGATGCGTTTGCCGTCGATCGCCGGCACACGGATCGAACGACAGTTCAGGTGAATCGGTGGGATCGGGCCTTCGCCTACGTTGTACAGGTTGCCGTCCAGCGACTGGCAAATCGGCGTGGTGCGACTGTCCAGGGTCGCGGTGTAAATTTCCTTTTTGACCACGTTCGCGTTGGCCGCATAGAAATCCTGCAATGCGCCGTTGTTGATCGCTGCGGTGGTTGTCTGCGCCAATGTTTGCGCACCGCGTCGTGTGATCTGGCGCACGCCATCGCTGCCGCCCAATTCACTGGTGCCGAAAATGCGCCTGGAAATTTGCGTCGGCGTTTCGTTGAAAATCAGGCCCTGGCGTATTTCATCCATCCAGCGCCGGCGGTCGGCCGCTTCGTAGTTGGACAGCCAGTCGCGCAGGATTTGTTTTTGCATCGGCCTGGCGAACACGATGCTGCGCAGTTGCCTGGCGGATGGCACCGACAGCGCGACCACCACCGGCAGGTTGGCTTTGATGATCGCCGCAGTGGTTTCAACTTCCAGGCGCACCAGTTCGGTCAGTTCGGTGCGCACCAGGTTCGACACTTCCAGGAATGCCGGGCCGTTCAGGTCACGGATGAACCGTTCCAGTTTGATCATGCGCAGCGTGGTGGCAGGCCCTGGGTCGAATCCGCCGGCCATGTTGTCCAGCCTGGCTTTCAGTTTGCGGCGCACGGACGGTTCGGCCCGGTTCAGAATCAGCCGAATGCGGGCAGCCAGGCCATCGGCGAACCGTTGCAGTTCGATTTTGTGCCTGGTCAGGTCATCCCGGATTCGTTCGTTACTGGTTGCCATTGGCGTCGTCGTTCAGGTTGTCCACGTTGTCCTGGTTGCCTGGTTCGCCACTGGCATCGGCCGCACCTGGTTCGCCCAACAGTGTGGTGTCGTCCACTGCCGGTTCGTCGGCAATTTCGTCCTGTTCTTCGTCGAACGTCAGGCTGGTCAGGTCGCCTTTGCGCATCCTGGCGTGGATGCTGCGAATGGACAGCGGTGCGCCGCGTGACTTCGCGTTCATCAGGCCCAACAGTTCCGCCGCCGGCATGGATTCGTCGATGAAATCGGTGTTGGCCGTGACTGACACATCGTCAGGATTGTCGCCGACCCATTCCGCGCAAATTTTCAGGGCCATTTCCAGGCCAGCGGCACTGGTTTCGGCGATGTTCACCAGCGTGGCCGTGCGTGCTGCCACTTTGATTTTCAGGGTTTCCGCCGCTTCCGCGCCTTTGCCGGACATCAGTTGCAGCCCGTAATTGTTCGCCCGTTCGAAGTCGTTTTCCTGCGCACTGCGCATTTCCGGGATGCCCAGGCTGTCGGCGCCGATGAATTTGGCGTCACCGTTTTCGTTCGGGATGTTGATGTGCGCGCCGGCGCCCACGATCAGTTTTTGCGTCGGGTCGTCCGGGTCGATGTTTTCGCCGATGATGACCAGTGTGTCCTGGCCTTGCATGAACAGTGCCTGCCGGTAGTCGGCATCGCCGCGATATATCGTCAGCGCCAGCCTGGCCAGGCCCAACAGTGGGATGTCGCCCAATTCAGGCGTCAGGTCCGCGTCGTTGATGAAAACGAACGGGATTTTGTCCAGGGTCGTGCCCTGGATGTTTGGCATGATGTCGGCCAACGGGACGCCATTGTCTTCGACGGTCACCGTATAAACGCCATTGATGACACGCAGTGCCCTGAATTTGTCTTTGTGTTCCCAGGTGAAACCGTCGCGGACGTTCCTGCCTTCGTCCAGTGTCACCAGGCTGATTTTGCGTTCGGCCGTTTCAGCGTCGAACACTTCGTCGTCCCAATTGATGATTTGCCGCGCACGATAGTCCACCAAATAGGGCAGGTTCCTGGATTTGTCCACGTCAGCGAACAGCCCGGTGCGGCCGAACATCAGTTGCGTCAGTTGCAGCCGGCGAATCAGTGCGGTCAGTGGTTCGCCGCGTGCGGTCGCCGTTTTTTCCATGTCAGCCAGGCCAGGCGATAGGGTGATCACTGGCGGTTCGCGGTTCATCACGCCCACCAGGGCGTTGGCGGTGTCTTTCAAAATGGTGGGATAATTGGCCCGGATCAAATAGGACGCATACAGCGCCGCGCCTTCCTGGTTGGTTCCCATGCCCAGGGCACGCTGGCCCGATGTGGTTGGCAGGTACACGGTGCTGCGTTCTTTGATGCGCCGTTCGCCTGCGTGGCCGTCTTCCATGACGATCCAGTCGGGTTCTATTTTCGAAAATTCGGGATGCCTGGATTGGATGTCTGACTGTGCGTTCGCCATTAGTGTGCCCCTTTGATTCCGCCCGACGTCACGCCGCCTTTGTGTTTCAGGCATCGGTGATATGCACGTGCAAATCCGTCCGCCTGGTCTTTATAGTCGCCGGTGGGAAACGCGACCATTTCTTCGATCCAGTCCCGGTTCCAGGGTCCGCGCACGATATAGACGTTTCCCGCTTCGGCCTGCGCGGCCGGCGCGTCCTGGCGTGTTTCCTTGCTACCGGATTCGGGCGAATAGTACACGCGAAACCGTGGAAACATGCCGGCAAGGCTTTCGGCCTGCGATTTTCCCGCCTGGCCTGGGTCTTGCGGAAAGTCGATAATCACACCCTTTCCGTCCCGGTCAGCCACACTTTTCATTTTTGTTTCAACTGTCAGTGGCGAACCGCGGAACCGTTCACAGTCTTCCACGTAGAATTTAGCACCAACACGTCGCACGCGCACGCCTGCCGTGTAGGCGCCGGCGCCCTTGTTCTGTTCTTCGGTGGCAGCCAAATCCCAACCACGACACACGACGCCGCCTTTGGGCACATCGCCGGCGTCCACGAATTTGCCGCCGAACCATTGCAATTTGTACATGCCACCGCCGCGTGGCACAGGTCGCTGTTGCAGTTGGCCGGCCGTTGCATAGGCACCCAATTCCAGCGCCAGCCTGGTCACGCGTTCTTCCGGGAACAGTTCCGGCCATAGCATTTGGCCGTCTTTGGTGCGGAAATCGCCGGGCAGTTTGCGCCCGGATTTCAGTTTGATAGACACCGTGACGTGCGGGTGCTTTTTTTCATAGCGTGCCGGCAGGCACAGGTGCACCAGGTCCGCCTGGTCAGCCAGCATTTCGCCGGCGTAGTCGCGGGAATGTAGGCGCTGCATCATCACGCACACGCCGCCGTTTTTCGATCGCACGCGGGTCGGCAATGCCATGCGGATGCGCCGCACGACTTCGTTGCGGTTGTCGTCACTTTCGGCCTGTTCCACGTTGTGCGGGTCGTCCAGGATCACAAAGTCGCCGCCTTCGCCCATGATGCCGCCGACGCTGGTGCTGAACCGATAGCCGCCATGTTCGTTTTCGAATCGGCTTTTGACGTCCTGGCCTTTGCGGATCGACATTTTGGTGTCGCGCAGTGCGCCGACCACGTTGCCCCATCGCTGCTGATACCAGGGCGACCGAATCAGTTTTCGGGTTTTGTCGGCATCGCGCAGTGCCAGGTCGCCGCGGTATGACGTGGCCATGAATCGTTTGCCGGCGCGTTCCTTTTTGGTCCAGCAGTACGCGTTCAGCAGCACCGACACCGACAGGCTTTTCATGTGACCAGGTGGCACGTTCAGCAGCAGGCGCGGGATTTCACCATCGACGAATGCCTGCAAATACTCGGACTGAATTTCCAGGTGCCGGCCATCGACAAATGGCACCGGGTCCAGCCAGGGCCATGCCTCACTGGTGAACAGGTGCAGGTCGTCTTCGCAGTATTCCGCCGTCCTGGCTTCGAAATAGGACAGGGTTTCCGTGTTAAGTGGCAGCGCCCGCACAGGCTTTTCGCAACAGGTGGGTGATCGTGACCACTTCGGCTTTGGTCAGATTCGACAGGTCCGGGATGGCCAGCGCCGCACCAGCCACTGGTGACATGCTGCCGTCCGGGCTGACCTGTTCCACACGCGTGATTTGCTTATATGACGGATGCCTGGCTTTCAGTGTCAATTCCAGCAGGCGGTCGGACTTCGTGACCACTGCGCGCATTCGCGTCCGCTTGTCGCCGCCCTTGATTTCCAAATAGGGTTTCATTTCGACTTCGCCTTCCACGCCGCGTTTGATGCCGGTGGCTTCCAGTTTGTCCAGGAAAATCATTTCCGCATCGTCCCATGCCAGTGCGAAGTCGGCGTCCCTGGCTTTCAGTTCATACCAGGATTTCCGGGAAATCTCGCCGGCGATGGCTGCCTGGGTGACGCTGCCGCTGGCTTCCAGTTTTTTCAGGAACATTTCGCGGCGGCGTTTGGTGATGGACTTGCGGCGCACTTATCGGTCCCGCCTGTGGTGCCGTGAATTGGGACAGGTGGCGAAGTGACTGACGTGGCCTTTTTCGACGTCGAACAGTTTGCCGCCATCGCGCACGCTGGAACAGTCCACCGGCATTTTCGTGCCCTGTTTGGTCATCATCCAAACGATCGGCGCATTGCATGTTCTGCACTGGCTGGCCATCAGTTGAAATCCTGGTTGGTGAACTGCCCACACGTTGGACAGTGGAATCCGTCGCCGCCGCTGCCGGATGTGTCAGGCACGTCATCGTCGCGGTCCATTGTTGCCCAGGCGTCACGGTCGCGTTGCGTGAATCCAGTCAGTTCGACGTCGAAACCCTGCGCCACCAGGTCGTCGAATTCGACCGCCAGCGTGGCGAAATCCCATTCGGACAGTTCGGCCAGGCGGTTGTCGGCCAGGACATACGCCTGCGCCTGTTCGTCGGTCAGGTGCGCCAGGTCTATGGTCGGCACTTCGATGTTCATGTATTCGGCCGCCAGGCAGCGCGCATGTCCGGCCAGGATGTCGTCACCGCGCACCAGCACAGGATTGGTGAATCCGAACTGCTGGATGGACCGGGCGATGCGTTGGATTTGTTCGGGTTCGTGCGTCTTCGCGTTCTGCGGGTACGGCACCAGGTCGCCTGGCTTGCGGTACACGATCACGGCCGGCGGCAAACGCGTGTCGATGTTGTCGGGTCGGTCGTCTTCGTCAGGTGTTTCGGTCGGTTGGTCAGCCATCACGGCCCCTTTTCGCATCACGCAGGTCGGTTTTGTCACCGTGTCACGCCCTGGATCGTACCGGAACGGCGCGAAATCGTCACGGATTTGTCGTTTTTCGTTCCGAATTGGTCCCGAATCGTGCCGCTGCGTTCAATTCTGTGTCATTTCGGGCACCTGGATGCCGACCAGGCATCACACCAGGCGGATTTCGATGCCGAATATGGCTTCGACCACCGCCCGTTTGAATCGCGCAGCAGTGTCATCGAACCCTTTGACGTCTTCCACGATCTGTTCGCCGGTGCGTTTGTCCTGGTATCGGAAGTCCGCCCGCCACGAACAGCGCCGCCCGTTCGGATACCGCTTTGACCTGATTTTGATGTCCACGCCGGTCAGCCTGCCATCGACCAGGGCCTGGATGGTCAGCGGATATTTGGGCTGCAATTCGATGTTGGCAATTTCGCCGGCACGTTCCAGCAGGATCAGTTCCAGGTATCGGTCGCGTTCACGCTGCGAATCGAATTTGTGGCCGTTGGCTTCGCATTTTTCGTTTCCGAATTTGCGCGTGGATCGCCTGGTCACTTCGTGATCACGATTCTGACCGCCCTGGTGATTGGGCTGACGGTTGGCCGTGGGATGGATTGCAGTGCTTCGCGGCCGGTCCTGATGGTGTCCGCATAGGCCCGTTCTGCCTGGCGCTGCCGGTTCGTTTTCTTTGTGGTTTTTCCACCGCCGCGTTTGTTGGTCATTTCCGGTTCTTCCGTTTGGCCGCTTTCACCGCTTTGGCTTTTTTGCGGCGTTTGGCCAGGGCATTTTTGAACCAGGGCTGCGCCGTTTTGTCACCGTGGGCGCGTTTGGATTTGTTGCCACCGTGTGCCATCAGGTGGGCAGCGCCGATTCCCTCACGGAATTGGCCGCTGCGTTTAGGAAATTATGACGGATCAAAACCAGCGCCGAAAAACAGGCCGACCAGGGCCGGCCCGAACATCATCACCAGCAGCGCCAGAAATAGGATGGCCACCAGCCATTTGAATCCGCCGCGCATCAGTGGAACAGCCACTGCCAGGCAGCGATGCCGAACGACAGCGCCAGGCCGATGCCGATGAACCAGGCCAGCGGCGCCAGCATTTCTTCGCGGTGTTTGGTTTTCCGGGCATAGTAGCCGGTCGGGTCGAATGGGTCCGGGTCGTCCAGTGGGTCCACGTTGGGCGCGAAGTCCCGCGGCTGCGTGCGTTCGTTCACGCGCCTTTGACCTTGCCAATTAGGCGTTCGATGCCGCCTTCGAATGCCGGGAACAGATTGCCGACGACAGCGCCGGCAGCGAATCCGATGGCCAGGGTGATCATCAGGCCCGGATATATGAAAAAGACGATGACAGCCAGCACGCCGGCGATCAGCACCTGTTTGGAAAGTGATTTCAAAAAGTCCATGTGGTTCCCCTTCGTTGCGCGTGGTGCAACATTACAATGCCAGGCCGATCAAAACCAGCCCGATGACGGATTTGTGGAACAGGTTGTCGATGGTGTGGGCCGTTTCTTCGGCGCGCAGTTGGTCCAGATAGAACTGCGTGATTTCAGCCTGGTTGCGGCCTGCCTGGATGAACGTGTCGCCGGCGGCGCGTTCGTTGCGCAGCGCGGCAGCGTTCGCTGTGGCCACGTCATGGTTGCGTTCGGCCACGATGTCGAATTTGTCCAGGGCGTTCCAGCAGTCAATTGCGTCCGCTTTCCAGGGAATTGCGCACAGCACTGGCAGCGGTGTGGCGTCTTTGATTTCAGTGCGGTGGCTGGTGTCGATGTTCCAGTCAGGTGGCGGCGGGCGTGGCTGGCTTGCGCACGCGGCGACTGTTGAAACGATCAGCAATAGCATCCAGGTCCGCATCGTGTTCACTCCACTGTTTCAGGCGTTCTTCCATCAGTTTGTCGGCCGCCACGCCGGCATCCAGGTCACGGTCGGCAGCTTCGCGCAGTTTCTTCCCCTTTGCAATTTCGGCGGACGTTTTGCTGGTCATCAGGGCCGCGGCCTTGTCGATGTTTTTGGCGGCGCGTTTCTTCGCCTTTGTTGACCGGGCGCCAGCCAGGGCCATGCCGATCGCCAGCACGATGGTCGTCAGGGTGATGAACCAGCCGGCTGATTTGATTTTTGCCCACATGGTCAGCCCTTCGGGTTCGCGTATTTGCTGGCGATATTTTCCGCGACACTGTTGCCCATGTAGCCGCAGGCGACGGCCATGCCTGGGTTCATCCAGTCCATCGCCAGCGTGGCGACGAACGCGACCACACTGCCCAGGACTGCGATGGCGGTTTGCGCAGGGAATTCAGCGATGAATGCACCGACGCCGACTTTGGCCACTTCGCTGCGGTATTCGCCCCACTTCATTGCCATGTGCAGCAGCAGCCCGCACAGGCAGATGAACGCTTCCACTGCTGTTTTATATTGCACAAAAAAGTCGATTTCTTCCATGCGTCACCTATTTGAAAATCGCACAGCCACCGCCGGATCGTGGCGGTGTCACTGCACGGCAAAAACTGGCGGATTCGGAATTCCCGGCGCCACAGTAAAATTT